AAAAACCATATCCCCAATCTCCATATCATCTTTAAAACCTATATTAGTTTCAATGTAAGATTCAATCGCAGAAGCGTGTGCTTGTTTTACTGCTTCACTTGAGTTAGGTATTCCACCCAACTCTCTTTCAGTTTTTGATAATTTAGTATATGCCTTATCAGGTCTATTCATACAAAACCCTCTATACCCTCTGTTTTTAAAATGATATAATAATCGAGGCTTATTGTTTTCTATTAATATAGGCATACCATAAAACACACAAGCCATTAAAACATCTTCAAAAAATATTTCTGCAGTTTGTGGTCTTGCTATGTATTCTAAGAAAAATTCATTACTTGGTGCTTCAGCCATACTAAACATAGTCTTCCCGTGCAGTGCTCCATTAGAGCCACCACCACCAACTACACCCGATATGTCATAGCTATCACACCCGAATGCACCTATGTGTTCATTGCCGGGATACTTAATACCTCTTCTTATATCAACCCTGTTTTGTAAAGACTTATTAGGGGTCCAAGAAACTAAAAACCTTCCTCTATTATTTGGAGAAAATATTACCTCAGTATCTTTAACTCCATTCTTCCAACTCAATGACCCTCTCGTAATATGGTGGTCAATAATTAATGAATCATTGTAATCTATTTGCTGATATATTTTAGTTAGATTAAAAAGAGACTGTTTACTTTCATCTCTAAATGCGTGAGACTCAGTTCTTGGGAATTGTCTGTAATATTCATTTAATGCATCAGGGTCATTTTTTAAAGAGTCAACTTCGTTTTTCCAATAATCAATTGCTCCTTGATGTATTAATTGATTATCTATTCCAACAACAGGTTCTTCCGGTGTATCAAAAACAGGCATACCATACCTATCTATAAACCCTTCCATATTCCATTCCATAGGGATGAAAAGTGAATACATACCGCTTTTGGTTTGACCATTTGCATTTCGTTTTCCCACATCAGAGTCTGTGTATAGTTTTTTAAAATTATCACCACCCTTTTCAAGTGCATTTGATGTGGACCCCATCATACATTTACCTATAATTTTACTACCTAACCTTAAACAAGTTTTGGTAACTCTCCAATTATTTAAAATGTTATTAGGCTTTGTCCATTTACCACTTTCATCGTGAACTAATAATAATAATTTTTCACCATCATAACTGTTATCATCTGTGTTCTTCCAATCAATAGTAGTATCTAACCCATACAACTCATCATTAGTTGTATCATACATATTTTTCTTTGTAATCTTTGCCGCAGGAATTCTAAAAGCCAACTCTGTTTTTGGCTTATCCATACCATCCATAATAGGTTTAAAGAAAAACGGCAGCCTACTGTTTATAGGAACTACTTTATCTGTAAACATTTTTTTAGCATCAGAACCTGTCTTAGATAATATACCTACTCTTGCATCTTTCACAAGTGTCCCTGTATTAACACATTCAGATGATGACATAAAAGAAAAGCCTGAACGTCTTATCTTTAAGTATATCATTCCAAAACTCCTTGTGTCTGCCTTTGATGCTTCCCAATAAAGAAACAATATTCTATTAGCTTCTCTAAAGTCCGGATAACCCACATCTATACTTGTCCATTGCAGATACATATAATGTGCTCCGGTTATGTATGTTGGTTTACCATTGGACATAAACCATAAACCTTGCTCCCTTCTATCAAACTCTTCCTCAATATAATCCACCCATCTGTCTTTGAATTCAGATGACATTTCATTCCACTGAAATATAGATTGTATTTTATTTAATTGCTTAGGAAGGTCTTCTCTTTCCCAATATTGTTCTTTAGGGTTTTTGTGTCTTTGAAGACACTTTTTTGGTTCTAATGGTAACGCTACCTTTAATCCACTTATACTGATAACCTCACCAATCTGACCTGTCTTAGAAATAACTACAAACTCATACTTAGTGTCATACCCATATTTCCACGTTTTAGCCTTGTTCTTAGACTTTAAAACATTTTTTGGTACAACACCATTAAGGGTTATAAATAAGTTATTTAGACCTTCGCTCTGCAAATCCTTGTTTTGTATCAGTTTTACTTGTTCCTTTTTCTAATGAATCTATTGCATCCTTTTCAGCCTCTATACGATTAAGTATTTCAAAAGCATCAAAGATTGCTAATTTTTTAGTAGCTGCTGCATTCTTTAATCTATCAGCAGAAAGGTCATCCTCAGGGTCTTGTTTAATAATCGCTTCCTTCGCCACCTTTATCAGTTGTTCCACTGCCCTGTGACCTGCTTCTATTATTTTTAATTTTATTTCTTTTGATTTCATTTTTAAATCTTTTAGATTTTCTAATAGGAATCTGAGAACCATCGTGTTCGTTCCATTCATCTTCCCAATAAATATACTTACTCATAATATTTTCTTGTGTCAGTATGGTGTCTGTAATTAACAACAATTTCTTCGTCTACTTCGATGTACCCGTTTGCTAACAGTATCATATTTTCATTATCTCTAAAATAATAAAATCCTGCATTAGGATGTTTAGAGTGGTTTGTATACCTACCTGCTATAGTTCTACATCCGTCAAGAGTTCCATATCCAATAACTTCTCCTTTATTAAAATCTTTTGTTGCAAAGATTCCAAAACCTTCAATGCTTGAATTTCTAACTTCATAATTATTATTACCAAAATCGACAACAGGTCCTGCTTGTGACTCAAACTCTTCAGAGTCAATATAATTATTAAGAGTTTCTAAGTCTATATTTTGTTCTTCAAGAAATTTATGAAAATCATCCATTGTTTTTTTCTTTTAAAAAACACACTTGTATTAATCTTGCTTTTTCTGCATAACCAAAATTTTCAAAAATATTTCTTGAATGATAAAGGTTAGATGGAAAAACAATAAGCCTATTATATCTTGACCTCAATATACACATTTTTTCTCCTTTATAATATAACGTAGTTCCATCCTTTTCAGGATGCTCTGTGTTTAAGTAAAGTATAGCGGTCAAGTCTCCCATCATTTCATCTGTATGAATCCAATTTGGTTCTTCTTGGTTCTTAGGTGAACGTCTAATGAAATTTAAAACTGCTTCATACGATGGATATTTTTTTTCTAAAAACAGAACAAATTCATCTACAGGTCTTATCTGTATATTCTTAAACAAACCCTCATCAAGACTAACATCTTCAAATCCAAAATCATTTATATCCTGAACATAAGACTCTACATCCTTTATTACATCTTCAAATATTCCTACATTCATATTGACATAACGATTTGATGGTCAAACATTCTATACATCTTAACATCATCAACGATGAACTCATATTCACTATTGGGTTTGTAACAAACCTTATCTCCTTTTGTGACACCTTTAGATTTTAAATAATCGTTTGGGTATTCCATAATACCTACTAAAGGCTCTTCACTTAAAGGTTTGTATACATATGATTCTTCAACGGGAGCAGGTTTGACAAAACAGTATCTATCACAGGCATTCCATTGTGTGCCATTATGATACATATAAAATTGTTCTTTTTCTACAAAAAACAAATCATCCTTAAAGTAACTTTTACCACTTCGTTTTGTACCCTTCATATCATTGTAGAACTTAAAAACATTGTGATGTACTAATAAAAAATCTCCCACCTTTATTGGACCTTTATATCCAAGGGGGAGTTCTATTACTTCGGCTTCTCGATTCGCAAATCGAAAATCCTCTTCAGATGTACTTATAATAATGTCCAATCCGGACATTTCTTTTGTGTTGTTATATCGCTTACCCTTTAAAGGTTTTACAATAAAAGCAAAAGGTGATTTCATAATTTAATTTATGAGCCACAACCAATACAGTCTATATGTGAATCAGTTGGTTTGACTCCATTTAATTTCATTTCAATATTGTGAATCTCATCAGCAACTGACATTTGTTCCATCCAATCAGAGATACTTTCTTTTTGTTTTTTAAGAACTTCTACTTTTTCTGTTAGTTCTTTTCTTTCATTATCTGTCATTACAGAAAATTTATATTGTATTCAATAGAGACAGGCATCATAGATGTGAACTCTTTCCATAATAATATTTCATCATTTTTCTGAATGTATATTAAAATACTATCAGACTCTTCTTCAAACTTAATTAAATGAATTGTATAACTACCATTTAACACTGCTTGACCTACAATATAATGCATTGCTCCTGACTTATAATCAGGTCCTATAGAAATTTTTCTAATATCCATTAGTATATTCTAAGTTCAAAGTTGCCTTGTATGATATCAATTGCTTGATTTTGAAGTACTTCATCATATATGTCAATTTGAATTTCTTTTTGAACTCTGTCGAAACCACCAAAGTAGCATTGAACTATTCCACCTTTTGAACCACCAAATCCATTTAACAATACAAATACTTCATCAGTATCCGGAAGTGTCCCACTTGCTTTAACAGTTAACGTACCATTACGATTATCTGTCCAACCAAAAGTCAAAGCCGTTGTGTTATTTAATTGCTTAGCATTTACCACACCACCGGCAGTTGAAAAAAGAACCTCGTAACTTGTATAAGGCAGTGAAGATGCTGATTGGTCTACCCATTGTGTGCTTATGTCTGTTCCACTGATTGCTTTAAGACCTAACACTTGAGTTCCTGCAGTAGGTAAAGTTTCAGGTAATGAAATCACTTGGTCAACACCTGAAGTCGGTGCTTGAAGAGTAATTGTTTTTGGAGTAACTGCTTTACTGCTTCCTGTTCTAAATTCAACTTTACCACCTTGGCTACCATTGTTTCCGTCAAGCCTTAATACTCCATAAGTTTCAGATGGAGAAACTTCATCACCTATTTTAACCGTAGCAATTTTATTAACTGAATCTAAGTTATAAGTAAATTGTATATCACCATCTAATAATCCGCTTGAATTATGGAATTGAACATTAGATGCTGAACCACCCGGTGTTGCAGTAGCAGTAATAGCTAAATTTCCACTACCAAGAAGACTGTTTCCATTAACGGTTTTAATATTTGTTCCGCTAACTAAAGCATCTTGTTTACTATTAAAAGTAGCAAAGTCTCCTGATGATAAATACCCATCACCTGTTGCCGAAGCTGCACTCATACTAATATCCGGTGTTGTTCCACCGGAACTCTTAATAGGATTAGTTGCCGTAACACTTGTTACA